CGCTGAGACGAACAGCCAAATCAGGGACCCCGGTCAGCGTCGCCTGCAGCCCCGCCGGCGCCTTCCAAACACCGCGGTCGGTATCCGTCCGCGCCATCACCCCCGCCACCGCACCACACGGCACAAACTCCTCGGTCGCCTTCGTCAGCGGGTTCGTCTGCTTGAGGCGGGGGAAGTAGACGGCCGAGTTCGACGAGCGTCCACCGAGCACGTCGGCCGGGTTGCGGTAGCCCTCGGCGGCGGTGCCGGCGCTCGTCCAGGACGACGGCGGGTCGACGAGCAGCAGCGCGCGACGCGTCGCCGCGTACGTGGCGGCCCAATCGAAGACAGTGGGGTCGACGTCGTCGCCCGACGATGTATACGGCGGGATGCAGAGGATGTTGAACAGGTCGGCCTTGTCGAGCGCCGTCTGGGCGCCGCCGCCGGTGATGGAGTTGGCGTCGAGTTCTCCCCCGTCGTCTCCACCCAGGTTCGCCGTCGCGTCGGCGGCGGCTTTCGCCGCTTTCGACGCAGCATCCTCAGCTTTCTGGAGGGCGTCCGCCCCGTCCTTTGCGTTCTTGTCTGCCGCGTCCGCCTTGGTCTGTGCGTCCTCCGCCGCTTTCTGGGCGTCGGCGACCGCCTGATCCGCCGCCTTCGCGTCAGCGGCTGCGGCCGTTGAGGCGTCCTGCGCTTTCTTGTAGGCATCCTGTGCGGCCGTCTCGTCGTCCTGCGCCTTCGCGAGTTCGTCCTTGTTCGCCTGGACGTTCTGGTCCTTCGCCTGAGCTTCCGCCACCTTCGCCGTGGCGGCATCGAGGACGCCTTTCGCTGTCGTTTCGGCGGCCGTCGCCGTCTTAGCCGCGTCCTGCTTGGCCGTTTGGTCCTTCGTGGCGTTGTCGAGCGCCGTCTTCGCCGCGGTATTCGCGGCATCCGCTGCCGCCTGACCCGGCTGCGCTGCGACGCCGGCCCGACCCTTGTCTTTTGCGTCCTTCGCGGCGGTCTTGGCGGTGTCTTCGGCCAGCGAGGCCGCGTCCTTGCCGTCTGCCGGGCCAACCCTCGCGGTCCCTGGCGCGGGCGGCTGGAGCAATGTGTCCTTCGCCCAGCGAACCAACTGCGACTGCGTCTCGAGAACGTCGCGGATGTTCCGCGCGCGGTCGGAGTAGAGCGAGAGGCCGACGTACCGTTCGGTCTGCCCGCCGCCCGAATCGGTCAACGTCAAGTTGAACGGCTCGGGATCGTTGGGCGGCAAGCCTTGATGGTCGACGGTGGCGCGGAGCGCATTGCCCCACGCGCCAGGCGAGCTCGCGATCAGCGAAACCTGGGTGTCTCCGTCGGCGCCGATCTTCAGCTGTGCCTTGCCACTCGGTTGGTCGCCCCCACCCGGCGGCGCGGCCGGCGCGACGTAGAGTCTGCAGATCAGCGCCTGACGGCCGCCGTTCAGGAAGAAGTCGCGGACGGCAAACGGGAGCTTGCTGCCGGCCCAGATGCCGCCGAACGTGGCGACGAACTCGTCGTAGCTCAAGACGAGTGTCGCGGCGTTGTCCGGCCCCTTTGCCGTCCGGCCGATGAATGCGGTGATGGAGGTCGCAACGCCGACGATCGTGCGAACGCCGCTGTCGACTTCCTCGACGTAGACGCCGGGATACGTCAGCTGCTGCGGCACGACTCCCTCCTAGACCTCGAGCTGTTCGGCGATTTGTTGGAGGCGGATGACGACGAACTCGGCGGGCTTGAGAGGAGCGAAGCCGACGAGGATGTTGACGATCCCGCGGTCGCGGTCGGCCTGGGTCGTTGTCTCACCGTCGCATTTGACGAAATAGGCCTCACGTGGAGTGGCGCCCTGGAAAGCGCCCTGACGAAACTGCTCGTGCATGAACGAGCCCACGCTGAGGCGGATCTGAGCCCACAGCGGCTCGTCATTGGGCTCGAAGACCACCCACTGGGTGCCCCGATAGAGGCTCTCCTCGAGATAAAGCGCGAGCCGCCGCACCGGAACGTACTTCCAGTCGGAGGCCAGCATGTCGGCACCGGCGAGAGTGCGGGCACCCCAGACAACACGCCCGACGACCGGAAAAGCGCGCAGACAGTTGATCCCGAGCGGGTTGAGCTGGCCGTTCTGGTCGTCGCTGAGACGAACAGCCAAATCAGGGACCCCGGTCAGCGTCGCCTGCAGCCCCGCCGGCGCCTTCCAAACACCGCGGTCGGTATCCGTCCGCGCCATCACCCCCGCCACCGCACCACACGGCACAAA